TGGGTTCACTGAGCCTGATATCGCCGAGAAGGTTCGGCGGGGAACTATCCCCAACGTCTCGTCAGGAATCTTGTTCGACTTTCTGCGCAAGGCCGACGACAAGACGTTCCCGGTGGCGCTCAACCACGTCTGTCTCACCAAGTCCCCGTGGATCGACGGACTTGACCAGTTCCAGCGCATCTACGCCGCCGACGAATCGGTTACTGACGAGGTTGAAGTTGAAGTCATCGATCTTGACGAGGCTACGCCGAGTGACAGCGGCGACGACAAGGCTGAGAAGGCCGAGATCGTCTGGAACGAGCAGGCGTCAATGAACTGGGTCCGCACCGAGATCCAGGCAGCGCTTGAACCAAAGCGCCCGGATGATGCGGCGATTCCAGTCATGCCGCAGCCTTCCTACTACGTCCAAGACATCAGTCGTGAAGATACAGCGTTGGTCGAGGAGTGGTTCAAGGGCGACCGCAAGCGCTGGGTGATTCCCTTTGATCTTGGTGACAACAAGGTCACCATCGCCCCGGCAACACGCTGGGTCGAAGTTCGTGAGGCGATGATCGCCGCATCCGATGAGGGCTTCGAGGAGCGATCCTACGGCAAGCTCATCAATCGTATCGGCGTCACGCTGAGCGAGAATCTTGGCGAGGTGGGCAAGACCTTCCGCGTCGAGGAAGTCAGTACTGATGGCCGTGTGAGCATCAGGGACGACGCGAGCAGCAAGCGCTTCATTGCGCAGTTCGTGGAGTTCGATGATGTCGTACTGCTGTCAGGTACGGCGGATTGGGAGCACATCGCTTCCGATGAGGCGGATACCGAGCAGCCGGTGCCGCCCGCTGCCCCGAAGATCGTGCAGCTTCACGATCTGTCCACACCCCAGGGGCGGGTTGATGCTGCACGTCAACGGAGGCGACTGATGATGTCGTCTCGCAAGTCCCAGTGAGGAGGTGTGAACGTGGGGATTCTCGAAACGATCGAGGGGCTGGAGCTTTCTGACGAGCAGAAGGAGAAGCTGCGTCAGGAGTACTCAACCGAACTCGATCCGCTCAAGACGGAGAACGACAGCCTCAAGGCCAAGGACCGCCGGTCCGAAGTCGAAGATGAAGTCAAGGCTCTTGGTAGCCTCGGCTTCTCGGAGACGCCGGGGCTGCTGAAGTTCTACCGTCGTGTGCTGCTGTCTCCTGATGCCGAGGAGCCTGGTGCAGTATTGCTGTCGGATAGCGATATGCATCTCTCGGGCGATGTGGCTACTGGAGCAACAGGGCGCGAGGAGATGTCCACAGCCGGGGTTCTGCGCAAGTTCGTGGAACTGCTGCCGCGCAATAGCGAGGGCAAGCTCGAACTGTCCGACATGAATCTCACCGATGACCATGGCCGTCCGGACGACGGCGGTGAGGTGGAGGACAAGACCGACGAGCACAGGGCGAACCTGGAGAAGATCACCGGTCGCTCCAACAAGCGCACCCGCAAGCGCTACGGCGGCATGATGTCGGGGTCAGAGGGAGGTGAAGGCTGATGGCATGGAACATCCGCTCTTCGCGGCAGGTTTCCGCTGACCTTGAGATCCTGGTCCAGCAGGTCAACGTTGATGTCGCGGCGTCGATCATCCTGGACGCCAGCGCCGTCGTCCCTGACCAGCCGGGCGACGAACTGGTCCTGGTGGCTGGTACGCCGGTGTGCAAGGACGCCACCAGCAATCAGTACCGTCGCTGGGTGACTGCTGATGCAGCATCACCGCCGATCCGGGGCATTCTCTCGGCCACAATCAGGTTCGCTGACAACACAGCGAAGTCCGACGCTCAGGCAACGATGTGGAATCACGGTCAGTGGTTCCGTTCGGATCGCATCGTTGGCTGGGGCACTGACCAGGCCGCAATCAGGGCCGCCCTGCCCACCTGCAAGTTCGACTGAGAAGGGAGGTGAAGACACATGGCAAACACCAACACGCGCCATTCCGACAAGTGGCGGCTTCCTGATGGGAGCTTCCCGACGATGGCGGGCGGCGCGGTTATTGACGACATCATGGATCAGGCCGCACTGACGGATTCGATCGTCGGTCCGGTTGAGACGGAGATGGAGTTGGCTCCTTTCGTGGGCGAGCAGATCGCCCCGATGCAGGACACCGACTCGCAGTACGTCAGCATGCGTGTCGAGGACATGCACGCTACCGGCATCGGTCAGTTCCGTACTCCCGAGTCCAGCATTCCGCTGATGAGCCTCACAGGACGTGAGGAGCGCGAGGAAGTCATCGAGCTTGCATACCTCGATGAAGCTCATCGCATCAGCCCGCGTCGCTGGGAGATCCTGACGCAAGGTGGCAATCTGCTTGCCGCCCGCGAAGCAAGGCGTCTTGTCGAGATCGGTCAGATTCTCGAACGGCGCAACGAGCGACTCACCGAATGGATGCGGTGGGGAGCGTTCTCCGGACAGGTCACGCTTGAGTACCAGCTTCGTGACACTGCTCTTGTCATTGACTATCCTCTCCCTGCGGGGCACAAGCCGTCCACGGGCGTTTCGTGGAACGACACGACGAACAGCGATCCGGTCAACGACCTGAAGACCTGGCTCAAGACTGTCAGCAATGATGCTGGCTCGCCAGGCCGCAAGGTTCACATCACGGACGATGACGCTGCGTGGATCACGGCCAACCAGAAGCTGCGCACGTACTTCAACGTGCCGACGGGGCAGCCGTTCATGCCCACCCTGGATGACGTGCTCAAGCTCCTGCCGCCTGGCACGCAGTTCGTGCCCTGCAACGGTGCTTACCGTGAGGAGTCTGTCGGCGCTTCCAAGGCACCTTCGGCTCACACGCGCTACCTGCCGATCGGCAATGTCCTCATCACGACGGACTACACGATCGACGGTACCAACATCGCTGAGACGCTCAACGGCCCGGTGGAGATCAAGACCAGTCCGGATTCGACATCATTCCTGCCGGGTCCGCAGTCTGAGATCATCCTCAAGGGCGAGGGCGTCTACACCCGCCTGCTGCGGCAGGCTTCCCGACGCATCGTGCGGCTCAAGCGCCCCGAGGCGTTCCTGTACGCCGACGTTCTGAGTCCGCTCAGGCCCGGCGCGTAAGAGAGAGGAGGTGAAAACATGGGTTACAAGGTTCTTGTGGACGAACTGACGGTTCACCAGACCGTCTCTGCGCTTCCGCAGCCCGACGGTTCGACCATTTACCAGAATGGTCTGGGCCAGACCTACTACCGCGATGAAGTCGTCCCTGATGACAAGATCGCGGTGGACTGGAAGGAGGCCCTCGATTCGGGCGAGGGGCGCCTGCACGACTCGCTGAGCAAGGTTCTCGAACAGAGCGGTGATGAGGGTGGCAATACTGCTGCTCGCCTCGGTACTCCGTTCGCGGGCTATGACGACATGGACGAGGATGAAGTCCTCAATGCCATGCGCGCGCTCCCCTCGGCCGCCATCGAGCGGATCAAGGAGCACGAGTCGCAGCGTGACGATCCGCGTGATCGCATCGTCAGCTACAACATCGGCTTCGGGGAGTCCCCAGTGGATCGCCAGGAAGGTCGCGTTTCCAGCGACGTGCAGGAAACCAACAAGGACAAGGCGTCAGCACGCCTGACGACCCGCGATGTGCCGGAAGAGGGCCTGGTGGAGCCTGGAGAGGGCATCACCGGAACCGGCGATCGTCAGACCCCGTACGGCTCCAAGAAGGACGACGAGCCGGGCGACATCAAGGGGAGTGGCGGTATCGCCGCCGCCAAGCGCAGGGGACGGCGCGATCGGCAGCCCAAGCCCCCTGAGGGTCCGGGCACCACTTCGCTTGAGCGGGCGAACGAGTAGTACCGACGACAATCGAGAGCCAGAATGTCAATCGCAGATTCAATAGCATTGAACGCGCGGGATGAACTTCCCGAGACGTGGGATGCGCTGTTGGAAGCGACGACGTTTGGCACAGCGGCTCTCGAACGTCGTCTGACACTTGTCATGTATAAGGTCTTCGGTAGGGAGCTTGACGACGCCGAACAGGCTGCACTCAGCCCTCTGGTGGCCGCCTACGTGGGCAAGTTGTTTGCGCTCGATCTCATCATTCCTGGCATCGACTTCTGGTCGAAGCAGGCTGTTTCGCACTCAGCCGGGGAACGTGAGAGCAAGGCATACAAGGATCGTGCGGAAGATCTCGCGAAGCTGCGGGATCTGATCTTCAAGGATGCGGTAGGAATGCTGCCATCGGTGGAAGCAGAACTACCGCAGGTTCCACGCCGTGTGTCGGATACAGCACGAGTGTTGAACTCCGGAGAGGTGGTAGGCCAAGACACTTACGTATCGGCTGATCCCACCATCTTCGAACCGATGTACGGCCCGCCGGAGACAACCGGATGAGTCCGCTTCTCATTGACTCTAGTATTGGCACCGAGGAAATTCTCGATGTCATCGAGGCCGCCATCATCAACAATGTCAACGACTGCCTCGCCGTAGTTTACGAACGGCGGGTCGCCCCTGATAAGGCGCGGGCAGAG